GTGTATGTATGTTGCAACCAACGGTTTACCGTTGTGCGGTGTACTTGGCAATATTGCGCGATTGTATCGATCGTTTTGTTGTTTGCCGTTGCGGCCAATCGCACGGCGTTGCCTAATGTTGAATATTTAATCATTTGATCAGATCCTCCAATGTACCATACCACCCGCATTTGTTTTGCCGGTTGCAACGTGGCCAAACAACGCCGCCAACCGTATCGGGATCGATGGTGTAATAAACCTCAGGTTGCCCACAATTCGGGCAATGGATGTTGCGCACCGTGTTGCCATTAACCGTTGCGCCAATCTGGTTTGCAACCTCGATACGCACCGCGGGATCCAACATCGCCATGCGCACCGTTTTGGTTTCGGTACCACGCAATGTTGTTTGGCGTGTTTTGGGCCGTACAAACCGTTTTGGCACCGGTATATGCGAGTAATCCAACCGCAACGGCGGCGCGTCCAGGTAAACCGCCGTTTGGTGGTAATGGCCCGTGTGCATTGGGTGCGATTCCGTGCGCGTGGCCTCGGGTATGGTGTAACGGTAATATGCCCGTGCGCAATCGTTTATGGCCGATTGATCTGGAATACCACGGCCCACAACATCGGCCCACAATTCGTTGGCGGCGGTTGCGGCGCGGCCCCAATCGGCAACGGGTATTGGTTGCGCCAACGGCAACACAATGCGGTATTTGTGCCAATGTGGTTTGTGGCTGTATGATGTATGCGCAATCACTTGCCAATCACCAAACAACCGCCACGAATCAAACGCGGTTAATCCATCATCCATATCATACACCAAACAATGCACGGCAACGGCGTTTGCACCCGCACGGGTACCGTTAAACGTGGTTGGTGACCACATCGGAATATTCTTTTTTTCGCATCCACTTGCAACGGGATGCGTTAACGCACGGGCCAATTGATCAACGGTGCATTGTTGATTGCGGCCCCGCACGTTTAACATGTGTGTAAATGTTGTTATTTCCATTGTATGCCTCGGATGGTAATAACAACCCGGTTTGTTTATGCCTCGGGTTGGTGTTCGTAAATACTGTACATTGTGTGCGGTGTTTCGTATGAATTCGCGTAATAATCCGTGGCTTGTATCTCTACAATTAAATTATCATCAACCCATACGCCGGCTTTGGATATGGCATCCATTACCATTTTGATCAAATTATCCACATCCGGTTTGGTGGTTTTTAACACACGCCCCGGTACCTTTATGCGTGCCGGCCGTTTGTGGATGAATTGCACGCACAATTTTAACGGTTGATTGGCCAACGGTGGTTTATCGTGCCAATCGGTTTTAATCTGTTCGATCGCCATGTTCATGTATTCGCGTGATTTGGCGGGGGTGTATGCACGGCCGCCGCGGCTCATACGTGGCCGGCCCATTGCAACGGGTGGCCCCGCAATCAATCCAGTGTGTAAACAATTCCACATTTTTAACGCTCCAATGAGATCAATTGCGCAAACGCAATAAAATGTTGATCAACGATCTGTTGATTGGTAACATTACCGTGTTCATTGTATACCGCATACAACGCATGCGCCAACCGCAACAGGAAATGCACCGCGGGATATTGTGAACCGTTTAACCATTTATCCAACGCCGGTTTACTGCATCCAATTTCACGTGCCAAATGTGCCCGTGTGTATTTGGAGGCATCCACCGCCGCGTGTAATGTGGGCGCGAATCCTGCCCCACCCAACATTTGTTTGGCCGCCGCACGGCCGTATAATTGCACCAATTTGCGGTGCTTTCTATTGTTCATATCTAACATTTTGTGTACCTCGTTTAATAGAATAGTGAATTGTAAATTGTGGCAACGTATGCCAATGCTTTAAAAAATGGAAATATTAACAACGCAATGCCCAACATTACCATACATTGCCCGAATTGCTTGCCAATGTGTTTTGCCTGTTTGCGGTTCATTGTACCCCCTCAACAATATACATTGATTCGATCAATTCGTGCGATTGTGTAACGTGATTCAATGTACAAACGGCCATTGGGTACCATTCCATTGTACCCGTTACATTGGTTATTACCAATACACGTTTGTTTGTGGCCATGTTGTGCAAATCGGTTTGGCCCATCGGTACGATCTGCATTGATTCCACTAAATCGTGGCATGCGGTTATATGTTCTAACGCGGCAACGTTGTATGGCATCCATTCCATTTTGCCGGATACGTATGTAATAACTAATATTTTGGTTTGCATTGGTTTGCCTCGGTTAATGGGTGGCCCCAAACGGGGCCACACCGGGTTGGTTGTTTATAGGTTGTTTACGGTATCTTCAATTTTTTGTAATTCTACGCGGTTAAACTCGTATGTATGATTACTAAAACGGCCCCGCCATAAAAAATCACATGGATATTTGTTGTGTAATCCGTATGGTTTTAATACTAGAATTCCACCATTTGTTAATTTACACAATATAATATTGGTGTTTGTTACTGGTTGGATCTCGGTTACATTTTGCATTGTGTAACCATGCGGTAATTGTACATTTTTAGGTAGTACCATTGTTTTGCCTCGGTTGTTTTGGTTTTAGTTACATACCCTTATTGGGTATACTTAAGTATACCATGTTTACATAAGTATGCAAATAAAATAACAAACTATTTTTGTAAATGTGGATAATTTGTCCAATAGTACACACATACAACGCCCAACGCATCGGGTTATGTGCTATGTTGATCGCATGATAAATAAAAATGAAAATATACCGCGCGGCCATCGTCGATTCGAACAACATGTAATACCAGTATTGCGCGCCAACGGTTGGGCCGATCGTTGGTTGGATGTGATTGGCACCGATCACGATTTAGATCACGGCATCGATTACATGCACGGCCGTATGGGTATTGCGGCGCGTATATGGGATGGGCGGCCCAAACAACATTTTTCAATGCGATGGTTGAACACCCGGCACCCAAACGTACAATGCGAATTGCCCAAAATGTTACGCCTGTTGCAACACAATTTTTTAATGCCTGATTATACGATTGAGGCCCACACGTACAACGGCCGGGTGTACATTGCAATCGTAAAAACCCGTGTATTGTATGAAACGGTGGCCAAATACCACCCCAATTTGCCGCAATTCGTTGTACGCAACGATACACACGATTACACCGTGTTTGCCCGTTGCCATTTTGATTTGTTACCGCCCGATGCGATTACAAAAATTATTGCACCTGTTGGCGGCCGGCCGGATTGTTAGCAATTTTTTGTTTGATCTCGGATACATCACCCTTTAAAACTGTTAGATCGCCGTGCAATGTTTGCATGGATCGGTTCACTTCCGCCATGCTATCCTTGTAAACCTCGCGATCCTCGTTATGAGATTCCACCATATTATCAATTTGGTTCAAATGGCGATCAATCCAAACCGGTACATTTTGCGCAACCCAACGGGCCACAAAATAAATTGCACCAATACACAACGCCAACGCGGCAACGGGGCCGGTGGCCAATTCCATTAATAATTGTTCACTCATTTGATCTCCAAATAGTACGCATGTATACCGGCGGCAATCGCATCGGCAATACGGGTTACGGTTAAATTATCTAATTTGCCCCGTGGGCTATCCATGAACACCGGTTCACAACACAACGCCACCGGGCGGCCAACGCCCCGTATTGTGTAATATGCGTTTTTTGTCCATCCCTCAGGATGTGCCGCAATGGTTTTACAATCTGAAATATCTATGTTGTTTTGCATCATACATTGGCCAATGTGGTTTGCCAGTATGGCACCGTTTGTGGATTGGTGATGATGAAAAAACGCACCGTATGTACCACCGCCGGCATTTAAATGCATGGCCAAATAAATACAAACCTCGTTTGGGTACATGGCGGCGTATTCGTTTACGCGATCGTGCCGTTGTTTGTATGTGCCATCGCTGATCGGCATTACGTGATGGCCTTGTAACATTAAAAATTGTTCCAATTGGATCGCAATTCGGGCCGTTATTACCGCCTCCAAATCGATCACGCCATCGCCATCCACATCCACCGATGCGCCGCGATCGTCTAATCTGTTTGGTTTGCCGGCGTGTTGCCGATCAATAAATACAATCATGTTTGGCCCAATATATATTGTAATTCAAATTCCCAAACGGTACCGGCCCACCGTTTGCCCGTTACAATTACGTTTTGGGCATCCAACGCCAACCGATCCGCGGTTACTTGTATAATATCACCAATTTGTATGTATCCGTATTGCACGTTGGCATGTACCGCCAATTCGAACCGTGGCAACGCATACGCCTGTACATACGTTGCGGCAATCATATCGGCCGTTGCATTGTCATAAACGTAATTTGTTTGCGTGGCACCCTGTTTAATGCCATACCGGTTTGTACTAGTAACCGCCGCGTTGGTTTTAAATTGGTTTGCCGTTTGGATGATTCCACGGCATCGAGATATGGCCGCGTAATCATCACCCACACCATTGTAACCATATTCAACGGTATAATCGTTTACAATATCCCCCAATTCGGTTATTTGGGTGATTGGCCCGATCTGTTGTATCTCGCTAGAATCATCCACAATCCAACGCGCCGTGGGTTCGATCTGTTTGATGATTGTTAACAAATCTACAACGGGCCGCAATCCGTTGGCACCCATGCGGATCGATACTGGCAACAACGGTAAAATGTTACCCTGTAACCATTCCCACGCATACATGGTTGGATCGTTAATATACCCCGCCAATTTGTACGTATTGAGTATGGCCGCAATATTGGCCCATGCACCCCGATCGATTGGTTGGCCAGTGCGCAACATCCCGAATAACAACACATCTCCGGCACGAGTCAATGCATCCCCCGGTATGGTATCGGGTGTTGTACCAAATTGGTTTGGCAACGCCGGCGTATTCCAATGTACCCACCATTCGTTAGAATCACCCGATCCACTGTAACCGGGCATTGCAACATTATCCGATGGCAACAATGTTATGTAATGGTATACGTTGCCGTATTGATCAACGGCACGTTGGGGTGTTTTGGTTACGGTTTGGCCGTTATCATCGCGTATAATAACGGTTGGGGCAACGGCCGCCACAATATCATGGCCGCAAATCATCATGTGCGCACTATGTGAATCATACCTTTTAATACAATACGCAGGGGTTGCGTATATTTCCCGTGTAATGCCATTGGTGATCAATTCGCCTGGTTTGCCAAATACAATTGGGTACGGTTTACCATCGGCCGTATCAATATCTCGATTTGGGAATCGTTCATCAATTACACCAATATCCAACAACAACCGGTTGGGTGTTTGTGGGTGCGCCTCGATTGATACCGCAACAAAATTATTTGGCTCGTTTGGATCTCCAAATTGGGGTGCCTCGAATTGCCCACGGAATAAAACAACGCGATCGGCATACGTTTGCATAATGGCACCGGTTCGTACAATGTAATAACCAAATTCGGCCGTTACACCATCCAACCCCAACCCGCGGTTGTGCAAATCTAATATATCCGTTTCGGGCAACGCCAATTGGCACATTACGTTGTTTTGTTCAATATCTCCAGCGGCGGCCATTGATTCGGAATAATCAAATTGTATTAAACCATCCGTGTATAAAATATTGCCATCATCGCCTACAACATCGATCGCGATCTCACACAACCGGTATTGTTTGGAATTATACACAAATTGCACATAGAACACCGGCGCGCCGCCAATTAGATCGGTTGGGTTCATCATCTCACCTCACGCATTACCACGGTACCAACCCGTAATACCTCGTTTTTACTTTCATCACCAATAACATTTTCGATTTGCACATCATTACCCAATGTTACCATTATGTGGTCGTGGTATCGGTTGATCAACGTACACGGTGTTGTGGCATCGGTTGGTACGGTTGGCAAATACACCAATGCGTTGTGGTTGCCTTGCATTTGTTGCACAATACCGTACATGGTTGTGGGTGCGCTACCAATGGCCGCCGCCGGAATACCACCTGATTTTGTTATATAATAATCCGGTGTTGGATCGGTGTTGTACAATTCGGTAACGTCAACGCCATCCGCCCACGCAATGCGCACGGTACGGCCACCCTTTCCGTTTACACGGGTATGCAATACACCGTTTTGCGCCTCGTTTGTTTCCGTATTGGCCTCAAAATTGATTGTACGGCCGCGGCCATATTGGGTTGCCGGCAATACCACGGGGCCAAATACCACATGGCCCATTTTGTGGTACCCCTCGTTTGTTTTTTCGTTTGCAATGCGAATACGGATCGCACTGAGGCCGGTAACGTTGTGCAATATTGCCGTGCATGCATTGGGTACCAATTTGGCATACCCGGTTGCCGGAATACCGGCCGGATCTTCAATCGTAAACGTTACCGTTTTGGTTGTTGTGGTATTGTTGATCACACCCTCGGTATTGTGTACCACTTTACGAACCAATAATTGATCTTCATCATCATACAAATATAAATACCAATCGGTACATTCACCATAATGTAAAAACACACTATTGGTTAACGTTTGTGTGCATCGAATCGTGTTACTCGCACGCGTATAATTGAATTGCGGGCCAACCTGGTTTTGTACGGCGCAATGTGTTGCCCACGATACACCGTTATACAATTGAAGAAAGAAATAACGGAAATTAATACCAGCCAAATGCAACCCCAACGCCGCGTTGCGTGGGTATGCCAATGAAGATGGGTTATCGGCATCCAACGCGAGCGCAATATCGTTTTGCGGTACCGCATCCACATCGGGATCGGCCACGGCATCGGATCGCCATTCGTTGCCACGGGTTGGTGATACTGGATACAAGATCCGATCGATCGGGTAATCGTATTGCGGTTTAATTTCCCATTGATCGGTTTGGCGCGCGGGGCCATCCTGTGTTGTAATGTATAATCCCGCATCCAACGCCGCGTAATATCCCAATGCCGGGTATTGTTTGCCGTTCAATGTGGAATTAACACCGGTACCCATTTCGTCACCCTCGGAATATGAGAAAAACGCCCAATCGGATTGGGTGCCGGCGGTGGTACCCGATGCGCCCCAAATGTAATTGTTGGCGGTTTGGTTATCCAATCGCGCACGCCCTGTTAACGTGGCATATTGTCGCGGGCCTTGTTTGGTTGTGTAATAAACGGTAACGTTACCGGTACTGTTATCCAAATGCATCCACAACGCACGCTCGCCAACATCCAACCCGGTAACGGCATCCAATTGTGCCGATCCCAACACATCATACAAATACAACGCGGTGGGTGTAATGTACACGCGCACATGGTACCCCGTGGTTGTACTGGATACGTTTTGCATTTGTACACCGATGTACGTGCCGGCCGTGGCCGTACCCCCTGTTATACCGTCCAATTTGGCATGTACAATACAACCGTTTGTTTTATTGCCAACGGTATGCCGGTATTGCAACGATTCCACACCGCCCGATGCGGTTGCAATGCGCAAACGCGCACCGGTTAATGTTTCCGATGGGCTACCCAATACCGATTTGGCCCACTCGCCACCCTGTGTTGGTAGATCGGCCGGCATCCAATCCAACGTGGTATATGTGCGATCCTGATCGGTTGGATACTCAACAAACGCGGGGTACAATTGCGTGGCCCACATCCCCAACCGCAACATTACCACACTGTGTTGGTATGCATTGGTACCGTTGGGCAACCAATTGTTAAACATGATTTGTTGGCCATTGTACGATGCGGTTGTAATGTTCGCAACATCACCCACGGCACCGCAATCGATCACTTTAGCAAACCGCAAATTATTGGTATCGGTTGGGTTTTTGATCAATTTCCAATCACGCCCATAATCCACGGCCGATTGGCCGGCGGTATCCGAGTATGCAACGCCCACCAAATTGTTAGTTAACAACCGGGCGTACAAATAGATCCGGCCATCGGTATCCATGTGCATCGATTTGTCACCATTCGATAAAAGATCGGCACTAGCCGATGCCACAAAATCGCCATCGATGGTTGCAATATTTGCGAACACCAACGCGTTAAATATGTTGTTGTACGCATCGGTTATTTGTGTAACGCCAATTTGATCGGTGTTGCGAATGAATGAAATAATAAACACGCCATTGTGTTGTACCACATCGATTTCATGCATACGGTATGTTGTAGAATTGGTGGGTGTAACACCAACCAAATCGAATTTGGTACCGTCCGAAATACTGGCATATTGGTAACCCTTGTTTTTATTCGTGCCGGTGGTTAATGCCGTTTCGATGAACAACACAATTTGCGTTTTTGAGGCCGCCGCGGTAATTTTGCGCAATGCCGATACCGTGGATAAATCGATCTCACTAATTAACGCACGGGTGGATATCAGATCCCACGCCCCCCCATTATCGGTTGATTCGTAAACGGTCACGTTGGCCGTATCGGTGGCCGTATCAATCGCATAAAACAAACACAACACGTTGCCATTATCCAATACGCACAAACACGGGTGGCGTAAATCCCCCCCCAATGTGGAATTGTTAACGCCGGCAATGTTGGTAAACGTTACGGCACCCTCGGTATCAATCGTGTAAACGCGTATGGTGTTGGTTGTGGCCGTGGTATATTCCACCGCAACCAATACAACGCCATCGGCCAATGTAACCGCATCCCGTACAATGTATTTTTGCCCAACCAAACTAATAGTATCGATCGCCGTAATATCGGTTACAACGTTGGGCATGTTGTGGCCGTAATAATCCGAATCGGTGGCATATTTCCAACCAAATTTGGCCCCCTGGTTAACGTGGCCGCCCTCGAGGGTTACAACGTCAACCGCATCGGTTTGGAGGCCACGCGCACCCAATACCAAACCGGATTTGTTAACCTCGGTGGGGATGCCCGCGCGCGCCGTACCCTGTGTTGCCGTGGTTTCGGTTTGCCAAATATGTTTGGTGGTTAACTCGTATGGCGTAATAAACCCGCGTATGTTGGTTGGTGTGCGATTGGTACCCATTAGTACGCCCCCGTGTGTTTACGGCCCATGCGTTTACGTGCCGTGCGGTTGTATCGGTCGATGTGTTTGAATGGTTGTATTATAACCGTATTGTTGTTGTTTGTACGTTGGTTTTGCATATTGCGTAAACCCTCGGCACCGCCCATATTGCGCACGGTTGTACGATCGATCACGGCCTCCCCTGTTAACAACGTGGCGTTGTGTTCATCCGGTGCCATCCCGCCCATATGGAATTGCGGCGGTTGTTGGGATGCAACCACGGCGGTTTGCGCGGCCCCGGTTGCCGTTGCGGTGGCAATCATGGCCCCGCGTACCAATGGCGGGTATGCCAACGCGGCCGTTATGGCTTTGGCCGTACTAAATACGATATCACCCACGGCGGCAACCTGTTGCATGCGAAATAGTTTTTTAATCCCATCCCCCTGTGTGCGGTTGGTATTTTCCATAAACGTTTGCATGGCGGCGGCAAATGTACCGATGTTGCCCACAACGGTTTTTACACCTTCAATTTGCATTTGTTGCCGTTCCTTTAGGCGATCCATTTCGGTTTGGTGGTTGGCCTGTAATATTTCGTCAATTTCGGCCAATCGTTGTTTATCGAGTTCGTGGGCCATCGTTTGGGCTAATTCGTGTTCGCCACTAATTACACCCAACCGTAATAATTGTTCGTATTCGGCATCGTACCGATCTTGCACCGCCTGTATTTGTTGTTGGGTATCATCCATTTGTGTTAACGCATATTGTTTTTGCAAATCGTTGCGGGCCTGAATTTGCGCGATCTCACCCTGTACGGCCTCAGAATCGAATGGATCTTCTAATTCAACCAATTTTTGTTTGGCGGCAACCTGTTTTTGCATCGAATTGGCGGCGGCCGCCTCGGCCTGTGCTTTTTCATTTTCCAACCCTTGCAATTCTTTAGCCATATTAACGGCGGCGGTTTGGTAATTTTCGATCGTTTGCAATGTGCCGGTTTGGCGTTGCAATTCCGCATTTTGTGCGTTTATTAATTGAACAATGGCAACGGCCGATGCCGCGCTATTATCCAACAAATCCAAATTATTATCCACCGCATCATTTTGCAATTGCAACGTGCGCAATTGTTGTTTTTGTTCCTCACTCAGGATCGCCGCCTGGGCGCCGGGTGCATACGCCGCGTTAATCATTTCCAACACGGTTAACATATCGTTTGTTACCGCGATCGATTCTTTAGCCGCCGCAATGTTACCCGAAAATGCCGATCCGGCCGTGTATCCGGCTTTTTCAATCGCATATTCGTATTTATCAATTTGTTGTGTTGCTAACTTGAATTCGTTTATCTGTTCGGCAAATTTGGATACGGCATCGTCTAAATTATCCTGTTGTGCCTCTAATGTTGCGTTTAATTCTTTTTGGGCCTCACGTAAATCTAACACGGTTTGGCGGGCTTTTTCTGCCTCGGCGGCGTAACTCATATACCCCAATGCCAAACCACCAACGATTGCCGTACCGGCCAACAACAACGGATTTAACGAACCGAAACCCATTATCAACGATTCCACAACCGCAAACGAATCGGCCATACCATCGGCCGCCTCGGCTAATTGTGGATTAACACCGCGCAATGCCAACCCAATGCCAGAAAACCCGCGATCGATATCGCCTGATTTCTCGGCAACATTATCCATTTTATCACCCATGCGATCCGCACTATGGGATAATTGATCAAATTCCGATCGGGCGCGGTTGGCACTGTTTGCCATTTCGCGGGCAACCTTTTTTTGTGCATCGGCTGATTTTTTGGCGGCTTTTTCGGCTTGTTTTAATTGGCGATCCAACGCGGCCACCATTGCTTTAGCCTCTTTTTTTGTTACCGTTGGGATCTGTTCTAATTTGGAAATCAGATCTTTGATATCGGCCTTGTAACTGATTTCAATACTTTTTTGTTCCGTTGCCATGATTACACCCGTGTAAAGAGATCGGCGGCCAATGCGCGTACAACCGCGTTTGCCGTTTTGCGAATTGGTTTAATTAACGTTTCGTTTGCCACGTTGCGGCCCTGTGGTTGTATGATATCTTGCCGGCGGTAATTTTCGGAATCAACGCCGTATTTTATCATGTACGAATACGGGGCCGTATTTCTCAGATATACCACCAATTTGCCATCGGCATCCACACGGAACCCACGCACAAATTTGCGGTATGATTTTTTGGATTTGTCTATGGATTCAATAATCCGGCCACCCTCGCCACGTATTAATTTTGGTTTGCGGCGGGGCCATGATTGCACGGCCTCGGTTTCGATGGTTTTTAATGAACTATCCATTATCAACCGTGCGTTGGGTGCAACGGTATCCAACAAACCCGTAAACAATTGATCAATGTCCTGGGAAAATGTTGCGCTTGCTTTACCCTGTTTTATTGTTTGGCCCATCATACCCCCGTTGGCGTTGAATCATCTTATCCAATTGTACCCGTTTTATTTCATTTTGGCGGGTTTGGATTTGTTCGGGCGTACTATTGTGTAATCGATATTCGGCCAATACGTTAACACGGGTTTGGGCATCCAATGTGTAAAACCAATTCGGGCCGCGGCCCCAATGGCGTGCCACCCGTAAAGCCAATAAATCTAATTGGCCTCGGGTGGATGCGTAAAATTTGCCGTTTCTTCAACCTGTTGTTGGGTTGGAATTTTGCGGGTCATTTCCACAATACATTGTACACCCAATTCGTAAATGGCACCCGGTGTTACACCATTGGCCATTAACCGATCCATAATCGCATGGCCGTATGCAATCGGATCGCCATCGGCAACACGATATGCCGGCAACACCTTGGCATGGTCAACGCATACACCAATTGCACCGGCACACAATCGCGCCAATTGCGCCCGGTTGGGATCGTTGCTCCAAATGGCAATAAAATCCCAACACGTGGCCATTGATTCCGGCACAACCAATTGGTGTTGCCCTAATTTCGATAAATCCAACATAATAATACGCCCCGTGGTTGTTGGTTTATGCAACGATTGCACCGCCGTAACATGTAAAGTTTAATGTAAATGCACTTGGATCGCCCTCGGCAAAATCCAACGAACAAACGCATTTGGATAATGTGATCGATGTATCCTGATCATCACCAAAATCGGTACCCTCGGCCGTGTAAACAATATCAATTGTGTAATGTTCAACGTATGGCACGCCACTTGTACCGGTGGATACGTTGCCGGAATATGCACCGTTTTGGTTGATAAAATCACGAACCGATCCAACGTTTACCGCATCGGTAAATTGGCGGAAATGAAACGAAAAAGAACCCGTGATCGTTTGTTCATCCTGTTTTCGAACCGCCGCAAAATTACCGCGATCCATGATTACCAATTCGCTAAATTGTTGGGGTTGGCTAACTGAGAAATTGCCATCCTCGTATGCAATTTCAAGTACGATCGGTGTTACCGATGTACCATCCTTTAATTCGATCTTTCCATCGCGTTTTGTTTTGGGTACTGTTGAGTATGCCATGTTAATACCTGTGTGTGTGGGTTTATTGGGTTATGGTGTGTAATGCCGTAAATGTTAACGCCACGGTTATGTATTCTTGTGAATCGCCAACGGTTCGTACACTGCTATTATAACGGATTGTAAACGCATTGTTGGCACTATATGTTTGCAACACATTGTTGATTACATCCCGTTCAAGATCCAACGCCGCGTCGTAATCCGTTGGGTACACATCCAACGGGCGCAAACGATGGGCAAACGTTACAACCACATTGGTTTGCACGTACACACCCACGGCGCGCCGTTGCCGTTCGGGCGTGGCATTAGATTGGGTTACGGCCACCGTGTACGATTTGTGGGCAATCGTGTTTTGTTGGCGCAAAAAATATTCGGGTGCCATTTTGGCCAATTGCATGCCACCAACGTTTGCAACATTGGATGCCACCGCCGCCCGTAAATCGCTAAATGTTACACTCATCGACGCCGCCAACGGTAGTTACCCAAACGCCCCGGATTACTGAGATAAATAACCGGTTGTTTGTTTTGGCGTTGATCTGGATTATCGGCCGATCCGGTGTGGTTGTGGTCGTACACAAAATTTATTTGTTTCCACTCGTTATTGTATTGGCGGTAATGTTCGTTTGCCAAATCCAAATACCGCCCATTCGATTGGCCCAATGAACTATGGAAATCACGAAATACATAATACAATGCCAAATTTTGGTGCGCACCCCTGAATGCCTCGGCACTCATTACCAAATACTCTAGGCCGCCACCCTCGGTACGCAACCGTTGCATTAACGTGTACCACGCCTCATCGATGTACGTTTGGTAACTGGTTAACGATGATGGCCGCAAATCGGCCAATTGTGAATACGTGGCCGTTAAATCGGCATCAGATACCACGGGATACAAACGCCGCAATACAACGGCCGCCATACGTCGAAATGTGTACACGCGGCCACCAATGGTTACCGCCCATTCCTGTAAATACCCCTCGCCCAATTGTGAATCGTTTAACAATCCGGTGGCATGTGTGTATTGTGGGATGTTGCCGGGGTACGTTGCCACGGCATTATCAACCAATTTTTTATTGGTTGGATCGTACAACGTGTAACGTACCTCGGTTGGGGCCACCAATTGCCCATCGCGATAAATCGGTAATTCGCTTGTTTGCGCTTTACCCTTTTCTAACAATTCGGGTATTTTGATTTGCGGGGCAAATGGTGTTGTACTCATGGCGTTAATATCCGGTTATAAACGTTTAACCCGTGTTGGGCGTATGATTCGATAAATGCATCCATTGCATCGATTTGCGTTTGCAACGCGTGCAATTTATTGGCAATTTCGGGTATGTGTTGTTGGCGAATCAATCGATCGGGGCGTTTGCGGTAATCAGTTACGAACAGTTTCCAAAATTCAGGTTCAACCACGCCCAATTCACCCGCAACCAACAATTGCAACGCCCATTGGTTAAACGCATTGCGATCGAATGTTTTAATTACTCGGTTTGCCAATACACGTACATCGGTAAAACGATCGGTGTAATATTTGCCGCCGCGTGCATCATACATACGCACATAATCATGCCGTTTTGGATCTAGATAGATCCACCCCTCACGTTGCAATTGGCCGATGCGGTTGGATACATCACCCAATTCACCGCGTATTTGGCGCACACCGTTAACGCCGGGGCGGATCTGTTCGAATTCGATATTTGGCACAAACACACCCACGGTTGTTTGGATCTCTTTATCCTTGGCATTGCCTTTACCGGGTACAACCTCGGTTATTTGGAATTCTTGCCAAATCCAATTGGCCGGCCACCATTTCGCGAACATTGGATGGTTTGCGCGAGTGGGTAATACCAATTGTGCGTTGTGTGGGTTTTGTGGCGCCCACGGTTGGGCCTGTGTTGTGTAATTCATTGTGTTTTGCCTCAATGTGTTTTGTGTGGTTGTTTGTGTGTTGTGGGTTGAAAAATGCACGGGGCCGTAACCCCGTACATCAAACAACCAATCTAACCAATGTTAGAACAACAAAATGTTAATCGTTGATCGAACTGAGTTTAACACCGCGATCAGCATCAACGATACCCATACCAAGGTAACAATGCCCAACAATCGATGTTAACGCGCGTGTTGCATCACGTTCCATTTCGATCAATACGTCACCCATATCCATCGATTGGGCGGCTCCTGCCAACGCGGCTGGTTTACCTGTAGCAAATCCCAATGCACCCGGCGCCCACATGGCCCCAACGTGCAAACCGGCACTTTCTGTAATATGTGATGATGTATAAACGTCAACACCCAAATACGATCCTTTATAGCCCGGCCCTTTTGCGCTCAACGCCTCAAATGATGCGGGTGCAAACGCCAATGCGTTGTTTTGTTCGCCACGAATATCGTTTTGCAAATCTTGCCATTGCTCAGGATGCAACAACGCAACGTATGGCCCCGGCGCACCTTTACCCGATGATGCCAATTCCAACGTTTGAAATGCTTGAATAAAATCTTCAATTGTCAACGCGCCCGCATTGGATACCGATGCAGTAAAACCGGCAACACTGGATGCGGTTAATTCAGCAAATAACAATTCGTATGATTTGCTAATTGATTCCGCAATTCTGAATGGATCGATATCTTGGCCCATTCCGGTCATAGATGCAAGATCGGTAATTTTGTACATCAACGCTTGGCGTTTTACAACGATATCGGCATGGCCATCGGTTAAACTTGTTTCGGATACGGCTGTATCTTCTTGGAAAGATCCGGCACTACCTGTAAATGCTTGAAATGAATCATAACCATCCAAACCGGCTTTACGTACTCGGATTGTATCCGATCCCATTCCGTTGATAGATCCGACAAAATCGAGAAATGGCGTATTTCTCAGGTTGCGCGCATCGGTAATAAGTAATTTTAATTCTTGGCTAATCATCTGTTGCAAACGTAGATCGCCAACCAATGAATGATTTGTAATATTTGCCATGGTAAACCCCAATGGTGTGTGTGTAATGTGTGTTTGTGTGTGTAATGGGTTTTACTGCTGTTGCGGGCGCGACCCTA